AGTAAATAACAGCGTAAGGGAGGATATATGAATTGGATAAAGCTTTTCGATTGGTACGGCAAAAGACCTTTGCTTCGATCCTTCAGACCTGGTGCCGTACCAAATATAAAGAAGTTGCCGAATCATGGGGATGTGGCGTACAACCAAGAAGATGACTTGGTGTACGTCAATCGCTACGGCAATATTGTGACCTATAAACCGGAGCAAAAGCTATGCCCAGTGCGCAACGAAAAACCGTCTCAGTGACGCTCTATGTTATACGCGCCAAAACCTAAAGCCGCAGCGGTTGACCAACCTCTAAATAACCTGGTATGCAAGGTAGCACGGTTGATTCCACGGGCCAAAGCCCAAGCAGTGACGGACAGAGTTTTACCTTTATAAGTAAGGCTCCTACCGTTCCGTTCAGAATGTGCTTTCTTCCATGCATCGGTGTGCTTATACCCTACTGCATATTGATTACCTTGTATTCTCTGACTATTTGCCTTTTTCCAAGCATCGTCATGCTTCAAACCCAGTGCGTGACTATTACCTATCATACGCTCCGACGCAGCATTTTTCCAAGCATTAGTATGTTTTAACCCTAATGCAAATTTATTATTTGTCATTCGCTTCCTATCTAATTGTTTTTGTATTTCAGTTCTGATAGTGCCTGTGGCATGATTGTTACCTCTCATGCGGTAGGAGTTATTAGCCTTCCACTCATCCGTATGAATATAGCCTACAGTACCGTCACCTCCATCCGTATGATTAGCAAGTGTCCCTATCCTCGTGTCTTTTCGGCCAATTCCAGCTATTAAATCGATCTCAAAAGCCTGTGCCAAATAGTCACTGACTCGCGTAGGCATTATTATGATCTTCGGTTGTTTTCCAGCCTTCCATATGGATCGAATGATGCTGATTTTATACTGGCCTTTTAAACTACCTTTGTAGTTGGCAGCTTCTTTAAGGTGCGCATAGGCTCTATTTTTGGTTCCCTTTCCTACGTAAAATATTTCGTATTTGGTATTGACCACAAAACCACTAGGACAAACAATAGGTCCGTTGGAAGCCTTCAGCGGGTTGCAATATAAATATACATAATGTTGGGTGTAATTCTCATCTACATTAAGGGTTATACGGTGATCTTTAAGATCGTGTAGTTCAGACGCAAGCCCTAAAAGGTACTGAAAATAATTAGATCGTTTGGTATAAGGGAAATGACGCCCCTTATATGCCGCAATTGTGGCGGCTAAAGGTTGGTTGGTGATACGAGGCATTTTGGATACTCCACTAAGTAATAGACAGATTCCCCAAGGTAGCGGTGTAGTGGCACCGCAGGGCTGGCCGGCCTTTTCCCTTGGTTCATCATAGAAGCGAACAGTAAATACTGTTGCTCAATTAAATTGAAGAGGAATTCGGTATGACAACCCAACGCAAGACGGTTCAGGTTACCATAAGCAAGACCATACAAGTGGTTCAGTTTGAACCCATAGTAGTTGCCATAACGGAAACCGCTGAGGTCAGCAAGGGTGAAGACCACGAAGAAATTATCGCTGAACTGCACGAATCAGTTTCTGCTCAGGTTCATAAGTATATGAAGCGTGAACTCAAGCAATGGAAAAAGGACCATAAATGAAAATTCCTCCTTGGCTTTCTAAGCTTTGGTATTGCGGGCATGAGGTTCCACCTCCGGCGCACAAGGTGGAGAATTTCAAGAAGGCTTTTGGTGGCGATGGTATCATTTATATGACCATCATGTGGGACGGTGTGTTTCTGTCTGTATCAGTCGGACACGCGGTTCTGCATACAGGATGCTACACCAAGACCTCAACTGTGGTATGTCCTCGTAATTCAGGCGTTCAAGATGAAATGCTTGTAATAGCGACGGAGGTATTAAAATATGGTAGCAAAATATTAACCAAAGACTGGATCAAAGCATGAGCTTTCACACAAAATATCGACCAGAGAACCTCGAACAAATTATCGGTCATGAGGCAGCAGTAACACGAATGTTGGGCATGATTAAGAGTGGTAAGGTACCAAGCTCAATCGCCATCTTCGGCCCCACGTCTGCAGGTAAGACAACGCTAGGTAGAGCGTTTGCTGCGCAGGTCAATGGTTTGGAACGTATTGGCCAGAGCAGGGACTACATAGAAACCAATGCAGCCGCTGATAAGTCAATCGAAAGCGTTCGGCAGATAGAACAGCAATCTAAATTTCGGGCGCAGCACAAACGTCGGTTTATTCTAATCGATGAAGCACATGGCCTACTCAGTAACCCGCAAGCAGCAAACGCGATCCTGAAGACCTTAGAGGAACCTGCCAAGGACACGACGTTTATTATCTGTTCAATGGAACCTGCGAAGTTCTCTGCTACAGAGACTGGTCGTGCCATGCTGAACCGTTGCTCGCAATTCGTTCTGAAGCCGCACTCGCCGAAAGAATTATTAAAGCAGGCAGTACGAATTGCAAAGCGGGAAAAAATGAGCTACGTACTGGAGGAAGGCTACACGGTATTGAAAGACCTGGTGAGAGGTTGCTCGGAAATGCGTACGGTAGCGAATATGGTCGAGGCCCTCAGTCAGTATTACGACGGTCTAGAGAAGAAACCAAAGCGTTTGACCGAGCAGCAGTTGTCCGACGTCATCGCGTCTACGGAAAGCGCTGACGATGCTTTGGCAGCTACCGTAATGGCGGCAGTCTACAACCTGCAGTTTAAGGTTGTTCAACGTAGTCTGTTGGATGTTCAGGAACCATTCACGTTCGTAAATAAGTTGATGTGGGCAAACAGTTACATCCTCAACAGTGCGGTATTGGAGGGCAAGCGACATCGTAAAGTGTGGCCATCAAAAACTGCAAAGGACCTGATGGCGGCAGCGGGTTCGGTTAAACTCGGTGTCTTGGCAGCTACGAATGCATGTTTGGTCGAAGCCAAAATTCAGATCATGGGTGCAGCGGCTTCACCTGAAGAGGTGTTGAGCTTCCGCCTCTACCGCCTCATCATAGAAATAAAAGCGATGGTGGAGAAATGAAGATCAAGAAATTGGAGACGGTCAACCATACCTGTGTAGTCCCTATGGGATCGATCTTGATGAAGCTCAGCCAGCCTAAAGGATTGGGTAGAAACTTCGGCCAGTTAAAACCCGACGCTGAGTTTACATTGGTATGGTTGCTGAGCGACTGCAAAGAAAATCAGGTCATATCGATTGAACTTTTTCAAGACGGCGATGAGGTGCCGTCTCATTATTGTTACCTTAGCGGTTTTAAGGTACAACACGCCCAGCATACATACTACCCGTTTGCCAAATACTTCATAACCTCGGACTAAACATGCTAGAACTAGAATCCCTGAGACTGAAAAACGCACTGTTGTTCAAAGACGTTGAGTTCAAATTCGTACCCGGCCTAACAACCATCTATGGCCTTAATAAGGTAAGCGGAAAGGCCACAGGAAACGGCAACGGCGCCGGTAAGTCGTTTTTCTTCTCGCAGATCAGGGAAATTCTACATGAAGAACCTATGGTGGGGCAGAAGACGGACGTACTGAAGACTGGTACACGAAGCCTGGGCATCAAGATAGAGGGTAAGCGGTACAAAATCGATAGGGCTAAAACGGGCCTGAAGATTATGAGCAAGGGTAAATCAAAATTCCGGACCAAGCCGTTAGCTAAGGCGTGGCTCAAAAAACTGCCACTTACAGCAGAGGACTTCGATACCTACGTTCACCTCGATGCGCGTGTACCCCATCCGTTGGTCATGGGTAAATCAACGGAGCGTAAGAAGTTCTTTACCTCCTTCTTTGGCCTTGACCGAATGGACGTTGAGCGTCGTCTGTTCATGGCAGAGCTTTCTAAACTTGCCAAAGTCAAAGCCGCCTACAAAGAACTACGGGTAGAATACGAGAAGGCTAAAGAAAAGATTGAGGGACTCGATCTTGATGCCCTAAAAACAAAGGGACGTAAGTTGCGGGTTATGCTCGACGATCTGCATGAAAAGAACAAACGCCTGCAGAACATCACGCAGTTGCTTGCATTTGAGCGCACCGCCAAGAAGCAGGTAGAGCAGTACCTGAAGCTTGTGGTGGACGACTTGTCGGCAGAACGCTTCGACGAATTAATGGCCGACGTAAAATACAACATCAAGGTCAATAAAGCAGACTTAGCTGAGGCTCAAGCCTGGCGAGAGTACCAAAAAGATGTAAAGCGCTATCACAAGGCTCTAGAGAGGTTATCACCGTCAAGCCAGAAGATGCTGGAAAAGTATTCAGCAAAAGATATACGCAAAAAATTTGGTTCAGCGGAAGAAGATCGTATGCATGTGGCAGCTTCTGTTATGGAGACCGAGAACCGCATTAAGTATAACAAGAAGCTGACGAAACCCACAAAGGTGGAAGACCCACAGATCGACCCAAAAGAACTAAGGGCGAAGCTTGAGTCCCTAGAACACCGGTATGACCACGCACGCAAGTTCAAGACTGGTGTATGTGATACGTGCGGGCAGGAGGTCAAAACGGTAGACCCAAAAGAGTTGAAGCGCAAAATAACAAAAATAGAGGTCCAACTCGAAAACCACGAAGAATACAAAACTTACGTAAAAGAACGCGATGAGTATAAGAGGGCTGTGGCTGAGTTAGCCGAGGATGAACCACAGCTGGAGGTCCTTCAGGCAAAGCATGACAAGCTGCGTCGTCGCGCAAAGGTATTCGACGAGATACAAGGTTTGCCTGATAAACCCACGAAGTTTGAGGGTAAAAAGCTCGAAGTGGAAATTCTTGAGCGTATGCTTGAAGAAGACCGGGAGCGAGTTGCATTGCTGGAATTTATACAGCCTAATTTACAGACTATTGAAGAACTCGTTGCACTAACGGACAAGCAGCGAGGTGCGTATAAAATCGCACAGGCTTTGCAAGATAAGATCAACGACTACCAAGAGAAGCTGTCGAAGGTCAAGGTCAAGGTTGAAATGGGGAAGGAAAATCTTGAGACCTATAATCGATTGCGCAAACGCCTAAAGGAAATGAAGGTAGAGCTTGAAGACGAAGAGGCATTGAAACTTCTGGTCGACAGTTATTCCGATAAGGGAGCCAAACGACTGGCCATCAAGGCAATCAGTAGTCGCTTGATGACGGAGGTCAACAAGTACGCGCGAATAGTATTCGGTGAAGATTTCGATTTCTTCTTTAAGTGGGAGTCGTCCGATTTGGTGTTGGGCGTAAATCGTCGGTACGGTAAGAAGGTGATAACCTCCGATGTGCGTAAGCTGTCTGGTGCAGAGTCGAAGCTTTTCACTTACGTACTGATGGCAGCATCAATGACCTTCCGTTCAGAACGCAAGCGCTGCAACGTTTTGATACTGGATGAGCCGACTGCCAACTTTAGCCCCGAAACATTTGAAATGTTCAAGAAGCTTGTACCCATCCTGAATAAGATATTCCCGACCATCATCATTATAACGCCTAAGAGCGATGAACGTTATGAAGGAGCCGACGAATGGACAGTCACCAAAACAAAAACAGAGGCCAAGTTAGTTCGTGGTCACCCTCATCAGATAAGGAACAAATGATTATCCACGCCTTCGGAGTTTTATGCTCACCCCTTGAACTGGGTAACGTTTTGAAGAAGCTCAAGATCAGTCACGCTATGGTTGATAACTCGTTGACGGCCCACACCAAGGTTCGGCATCTTACACCAGTTCAACCTGCGTGGCCCATCATCTTGCCTTCAGTGAAGGCTTGCTCTCGGTTTCGATCCAAGTACACGCGCCAAATTCTATTCATATGCGATTCACTATCGCAATTGAAGACCGCGAATGTAAAGATTCTGGACCCAGTCGATATGATGCGTTCAGTTCAGAAGGCATTGGAGTATGCGGTTGCGAATCCCATAGAGTGGAAACTGGCTGTGGTAGAGCCAACACTCGATGAGTACGTCAAGCACGCTACCAAACCATCGTTTCTCAATGACGTGCAGACGGAGATTTACCGCATTACGCCCTACGATCTAAGAAAGGCAGTGCAAAGCGAAGTCATTGCGTACCTGGGTGGGTTGCTTGGCTACCGCAAATTGATGGCACGTTTAAACTCCAGCCACAAACTTACCAAGATAAAAACACTCGTGCTGGCACCCAAATGTGCGGTACTCAAAGATGCTATCACCGCCTACCGACACGGCCAAGACCTCAAAGAAGTAGCAGAAGCCTACAAGGTGGAGACCTTCGAAATTATGTATATCGTCAAATCATCGACCCAAACAAAACCTTAATTTAATGGGGATACAATGAGCATATTAACGGTTCAACTTGTCGATGGTCAAGGCACCCTTAACGTTGCTGACAACACGTTAGTCTATAATGGCAAAGCGTTCGTCGATCCTTCGGATGCTTTCTTTGTGGCTCTCTACGCTATGCCGATTGATGCACTAAGCCTTCCGTTCGAGACACTGCCAGCACAAACGTTGGTAACGCAACAGGCTCAGTTAGCATGGGTACTTAGCTACCTTGCGACTGCCGAACCCACAACAGACCCATCGTTGGTTGTTCAACCCGATCCTGCAAACGGGCAGTGTGTCTGTGGCGTAACTTGTCAGGGCACGCAGCTTTCCTACGTAAAAGTAACCACGGAGTCCTAAATGAAACAGCCTTTCGCTACGAATAACAAACTTGGTCTGCCTTTGGTGCAGCCTTCGGCTCAGACTTTGCTGCCGATAATTTGCGGTGGTAATGGCAACATCCAAGGCTTTTACCCTATTACCAAAACGACCTTCACTGGCTCCGAGACTAGCTACACCTTGAGTGACGGTCCTGTGCCTATTACGACGGTAACGCTACCACAGAAAGTCAGTGACGGCACCGGCACACAGGGCGTTCCGCAGTACATGGCTGCTGTTTGGCCTGACGACGAAGAACACGACCGCCCATGGATAGGCTACAGCGACTTTGTCCCTATCGGAGCAGTAGGTTACCTTGGTGCTGACCACAAGATGCCGACACAGGGTTGGGGAACTGCGTATTACCTGGGCACTCTGGTTACCAACCTCAAGTTCAACATGGATGAACTCGTGCCTATTCCACCTACCACCACACCGCCTTCCGTTACACCAGCAACGCTGCGCTGGGTAACCTCAGTCGAGGCAGTATCACTTGATTCGCAATGCCCATTCATTGACTTTAACTGGGTGACGCTGTTCAAGGCGTCCAGTCCAAATGTCGATCCACTGCGCATCGATGTAATAAGCAATCCGGCTGGTGGATTCTTCAAATCCACGCTGGTGGCAAATCCTGTCGTCTCTCCACTGGGTGGCACCTACTTCGATACGGTTCGCCTGATTCGCCTGTTACCAGCCCCTGCAGGTACGTACACGTTCCAGTACGCGGTCACTGACACGCAGAACAACGTGACCCAAGTAACGCTGACTCTTACGGTGGTCTAACGAATGCTTCTTAAGGTTTGGCTCTCGTTTGGAGCCCTAGCGCTAGTCGCCTACTTGGTAGATCGATTCCGCAAATAACAAGCCTGCTATCAGAAATGGTAGCAGGCTCTGTCACCGCTTGCTTGATACTCTCGCGCTCAGGCATAGTAAATAATAGATTTCAACAGAAGAAAATCATGCAAATCACAACCACTACCGACTCCCTGCAAGAAGCAATCCGAATCGTTACCCGCTTGGCTCCGCCTGTAAGTGGTAACGTCGCAATCAATTCGGATGGTAAGAAGTTCATCATCACCTCCAACAGCGAAACCTCTAGCTGTTCGGTCATACTCCCTGGCGAAGTAGAAGGAAAAGCCAATACCTTCGCTGTGGGTATCCAGTCCATTCGTGACGCGACCAAGGGCCGTAAGGAACTGGTCATCAGTTACGATAAGACGCTTTGCAAAATCAAGAGTGGTAATTATCGTTGCGATCTGCCAACAGTCGATGCTATGCAAATCGAAGAAGACACGGACGCAAAAGAAAAGAAAATCAAGGTCAGCTCTGAACAGGCGGTATGGTTACGGCAAATGGTCAGCACAGTCGGTCTAAAGCCAACTACGCTGGTGGCCGCATTCATGCCCCTTAGTGTGAAGTTTACCAAGAAAGGTGCGTTCATCGCCTGCTACGATATCAATCATATGTCATTCGTTCACTCCAAAGAACTGGTGGGTGACATGGAAGTTAGTTTGCCTCTGGATATGTTCGCGTCAGTTCTCGATGCTTTCAAAGGTGAGTTCAAAATGGAACTCTCGCGCGCCAACCTGCACGTATCAAGCAAAACAGTCAAGGTGGTTATGGCCTTGCCTCAGGTAGAAGAAAATGCGCTGCAACTGCAAGAGGTCATAGACGTAGTTAAGGGTCTGAAAGACAGCAAGTCAGTTGACCTGGAAGTTGAGAAAGAGGCGTTCACGGCTTTCTTGGACAATGCGCGTGCTGTAGCTACCAAGGAGCGCAGTGAGGTTCAAATGAAAATCGGGGAAGGCAAGTTATCAATGGCAGTCGTAACTGCTAACGGCGCTATTCGTGCAGCAGTTAAGGCCACCAAGAGCAAGAAGGTAGAATGCATGATCGACTTCGAGTTCTTGGACGAAGCAGTTCGCAAGAGTCAAAATACGGTCAAGATGCGCGTTGTTGAACCGGACTTCGTTGCCTTTGATCTGAAAGTAGGTACGGTAATCGTGTCGCTTAATCAGGATCAGGAATCAGCAAATGAAGAGTGAGTTCAAACTCTACATCGATGCTCCGGTTGGCGTCTTCTACGATGACGGAGAAGACGGTTTCTTCCTACCAATTTTGGGTATCAAACGCCTCACACCAATAAAGATCGTAAAGGAACTTACGCTCCGCTGCATGTTCTCGGTCTTTATGTGCGAGGCAGAAGGACAACGATGCGGCTTCTATTTCGCATCCCAATTCAAGGTCAGCAATGAAGGCGGATACCTTATTACGTACATGAACAGACGTAAAGAGGCGACTGAGGTTGAGACTTTGATTAAGACACCGGAGTTAATCCTCTACCATTATCCCAATAAGGGAACGTTGGCCATTTCGCCTAAGGTCAACGATGAAATAAACACAGTCTTCCTAGAACAATAGAGGTACACCATGAGTCTCAAGAGCGACATCAGGGAAACAAAGCAATACAAAACGTTTAAGAAAATTCGTATTGGTGTCGAAGACAAGCTGAACATGGAGAAGGACCGCGCAGAGGCATTGTCAATGCACGCAGGTCGTGTGTCGCGGCGTATGCACGGCAACAAGATGTACTCACCAAGGGCCTTGATAGAGGCCCTAACGAACGATATGTCATGTCGCAGTCGTTTGGTTGAACTTCGGGTGCAGGCCTCAATTCAAATCGAGACCCTACAAGAGGCGATCAAGGCATTCAAACGCTTCGTGCAAACTGATTACTCCGAACGTTTGAACAAGACGTACAAGACGGTAGGTCAACGCTCCGCCTTCATGGAGAACATGATTACGGCGGCGATGGAAGTCGAAGGTCAAGGCAAGTCGTTGCTCAAGTTGTTCGATGACCTCATTGCGGACGTGGATAAGACTTCATATCACCTGTCCAATATGGTTGATGTGGTCAAACTGATTTCGGACAAACCCGGGAAGACGCTATGAACATCGCTCATCTGCTCCCACCAGGTTATGCGATATCGAGGGATCAGGCGAACGATGGAACGGGTATGCAATGGCACACTACTTTGTTCTACATCCCACAGCCACGTGTTCTTCTTGCAATCAACGAGGACGGTAAGTCAATGAGGTTGGGTGCACCGACAGCAGACGACATTGAGGTCATTGGTCAGATTCTCAAGGCCTTCATAAGCTACGAGAAAAAGGTGACCTGTTATGATCGTATTCCCGAAGTAATGGATATCCTCAAAAGTATAACAAAAGTGAGTCTGCGGTTAACCACACGGGTCAACAGCGGTAGAATGATGGGAGCGTCGATGGGTATTGACGGTCTCGATTCGATACTACAATATGTCAACCACAGCGTGTTGGCTGCCGAAAGTTATCTGACCATATCATGACCAAGCCAATCAAGATTTTCAAGCGAGAGGCCTTCTTTATTCAAAAGAAGAACCTCACTCCCAAAGTGTTGGACGCGCTGGAGGTCCACAACCGACATCTGTTCTTTGAGGAAAAAGCCTGTAACGGCTGTGAGTGGCACGAGGATCGTCTTGGTGATCCAAGTGGGATCAGTGAGAACTGCGAGGACTGCGCTGCTTTTAAGGGCGGTGTATCATTGACCAAAGACGTGGAAATAAAAGGCAAGAAATATATTAGCCTGCCGTTTGGTGACAAAGAACGGATGGAAAAGATCATTGGTTCAGAAGTCGTCTATAAGTCTAAGCATGTGGAGACCGAATTCAAGCGACCAATGAAGTTCACTGGTGAGCTGCGGGATCACCAGCGAGAGGCAGTTGACGTATTCAAGAAGAAAAAGAGCGGTGTAATCAAAGCACCGCCACGATCAGGTAAAACCGTTCTATCGACTGCCGCCATTTGTGAAATAGGATGCAAGACCATTATCATGGCTTCGCAGCGCGAGTGGTTGGATGGATTCTATGAAACGTTCTGTGGCTCTGACACACAAAAACCTCTCACCAATGCGAAGAAATCGCAAGTCGGGTTCGCTAAAAAGTACGAAGACTTTCTCAAGTACGATGTGTGCTTGGTAACATGCCAGACCTTTAACTCGGAGAAGGGCCAGAAGCTGCTACGTAAGGTACGCGATCTGTTTACGGTCATGGTCATCGATGAAGTACGCCTGGGAGCAGCCCACAAGTTTGCGACTGCTATCTCACGTATCAATGTGAAGTACAAGATTGGTCTGGATGGTACACCGGATCGTAAAGACGGTCGATTTGTCATCATCAGGGCATTGATTGGTAAAGTCATCTATGAGGCCAAAGTAACGCGACTGAAGCCTAACATACGGCTGGTCAGAACGCAGTACGCAAGGCATTACAAACGACAGGTCATGTGGACTTCGATGGTGTCCTCTCTTGAGAAGGACCCGGCGCGACTCAAGCTCATTGCGAAGTGGGCTATCAGGGATGCAAAGGATGGGCATATGGTACTCATTCCATTTGCGCGTGTCACAGTCATCACGGCTTTGTGCAAGGCCATAAACATCATGGCGGGTAAGAAACTTGCGAAGCCTTTCTACGGAGGGCTTAAAAAAGATGTACGCAAGCAAACGATTCAGGATGCTCGTAACTACAAAATCAAAATCCTGGTCGGTAACATCAAGCTGTTAAGTACGGGTATCAATATCCCTCGTGCTAGTGCTTTGTATGAGGTCACTATGTCGTCAAATAAAGAAAACGCGGAACAGCGCGTCTCCCGTATCCTGACTCCGTGGGATGATAAACCGCCGCCATTGCTTCGCATCTTCCTTGATGACCTGGGTGTACGTAAACGCTGCCTATCGATGGAGTGGTGGCAAGTAATCATGCCTAAGTTCAAGCCCATAGTCTCAACAAAAGACTTGGTTATCTTAAAAGGCTATTTTGCCGAGAAACAGAAAGCCGAACATGCATCGTGGGAACTTTAAGGAGAAGATCATGGTACCTCTTAGCATCTATGCGTCTAAACTGAAAGCCATCTTCAACATGGTTGGCCTGACCTCGACGGAGCAATCGTTCGTGGACAACTACTGGTTGGCGACTGAACGCTCCACAAAGATGGAGGTACTCGATTTGAAGGCTCTGGAAAACATCAACTCGATCTTCAACAAATACTACAAGGATTAGGCCATGCGTATCTCGGTATTGCTTTTCCAAAGTTCGACAACAGGTACCTTATGCTTCTACCCAAAGACGAAAATATCTTCGGAGTATGCTCGCATACGAGACCTGGTTATCACCGAGTTGGTGTCTAACGATATGGTAGTCGTACATCATGTACCGCATGATTTGCCTATGGACAAAATTCTTGGTGAGCCCATGTTAGTCCACCATCTGGTAAACGTATTACGGTCATGTGTGGGAACCTCATGCGACATTCAACTCACGCTCATCAATTCTTATGGCTACATTTTGAGACTGACAGGTATGGCAACTCAGTTGAAAGATGCAGTAAATAAGATCGAGTCGCTGAAAGGCAGCACAGTGATTGCTAATGTGGAAGTGGCACACTGCTAGGTCCAGGAGAATGTATGGAAGTCATTAGTCGCAGGAAGAAAAAACCAGAGCGTAACCAACCAGACGAGGACGATCTGCCCACAAAGATCGAAGTCGATAAGTCCCTGGTTGAGCGAATAGTACCAGGGAGTGTGTGGCGTGCGAAGTCCTTCAAATGGAATCCACTGACCTTTGTGACCGAAAGCGAACAGCTTAACAGCAAGTTCATGGAGTCAACGGTTCAAGATAAATCGCTTCAAAGATTCATCGACGATCCGGTAAGACCACAAACGTACGCAATCGGGGGTAATCCAGACGATGTGCAGGCCAAGTATTTTGCAGCCTACCTAATGGGCCTGCACATGAAGGCATTGAAGGGCCACGCGAATCCTATGTGGGCAACGATATACGGAGGATTCGATAATCCGTTTATCGACAAAGAGAAGGGGCGCCCATCAATCATCGTGATGACGAACCTGACTCTGATATCAACCAACCAGAAACTAGAAAAAGCCAGAGACACGTTGGAGTACTATGCGGATATTCCGCGCATTGTAATCAACGTAGGCATCGATCCGATTTCGTTCTTCGCCACCAAGTTGTTTTTGCCGGTGAACGGTATCGCTTACTTTGCTGATTCTCTAATCAAGCGGGCTGTGGAGGTCATCTAGCATGGGACTAAAGTTAGCAAGTCCAAAAGCAGAGCTAAACGTATTACGGGGGTTGCTCCATAAAGACCCAAAGATAAGTGGCACACTTATCGGAGCAGTCGATGAGACTTATTTCTACTCGCCAGAATCAATCGAGATTTACGAAGCGGTGATGCGCAACATGAGCGTCAATGGTCGGAACCCAACATACCGGATTCTGATTGAGGACCCAGAGTTAAGCGATGAGGCCCGGGATCACCTAAAGGATTCCTCGGCCAATGTGCAGTCGATTGCGGATGCCAACAAAGCCGCCACGATATTGAACAAGTATAGACAGCGCAGGGGTCTCTACAACATCGCAGCCGATATAGGGCAGCAGTTCAAGAAGTCCAAGGTCGACATCGATAGCCTGATGCATCGTATGACGACGGCAATCAACATCGTTCAAGCCAAGAAGGCAACCGACGACGATTTTCTTCACTTCGGGTTAAACAATAACTCGAAAAAGATGGTCGATGAGATTCTTGATGGGGACCGTTCGGAAGACATCATCCCAACCGGCATCGAAGAATTCGACAAAGAAGCTGGTGGATTTGCCCGAGGCTCGCTGGTAACGATCGGCGCGAACTCTGGCGGGGGTAAGTCGATATGTGCTAGTGCCTTAGCAGTAAATATGGCAGAAGCAGGATACAAAGTGCTTTTAGTTCCTTTGGAAATGTCAAAGAATGAAATGACGGCGCGTATTCTAGCCAATATCACCAATACAGACTTTAGTCCACTGTGGCTTCAAAAGCTATCAGAGGAACAAAAAGAGAAGGTACGTTCGCGGCATCGCAAGTGGGTAAAGCGGGCGAAAAAGCGTGGTGGGCGTTACACCATCTTTAAACCGAAGCAAGACCTGACCATCGAAGAAATCATGGCGTCGATTAACGCCTTTGATGTCGATGTCGTCATCATCGATTACATTAGTTTGCTCAAAGGTGTAGACGGTGACGATCAAGTAAAGGCTTTAGGTCGAGCAGCGCGCTACGGTAAGATCAGCGCTGAGAATAGCAACAGGGTTCACATTCTCGTTTGTCAGGTCGATGACAACGGGAAGATCAAATACGCCAGGGCTATTTCGGAACACAGTTCCAATAGCTGGCTATGGATATCGACGCCGGAGATTAAGAACGACGGCTGGGTTGTTAAAGTTGAACAGCCTAAGTCACGTAACAGTTTAAGCTTCCCCTTCTTGATGCGTATCGATGGTTCAAAGATGCGTGTCTATGGTGTGGGTATGCAAGAGACAGAATCTCTGGCGAAGGTAAAGAAAGGGAAAGAACTTCCCAATTTGGCAACCGCCGATGTTTAACTTTAAGAGGAAATAAAATGAGCGATCAAAACCAAGCAGCAAACCAAGAAGTGGCAGCCGATCAACAAATCACCGTTCGCATCGGTTTCGAGCAGGCACTGGATCAAGCGTCGCCAACGTGGCGTGAGAACTGGAGCCAGGCCGCCGTGGACAACGCACGATTCTTCTACAACGCTGGCGTGCGTGATACCTCGATCTTCGCCTCGTCGGCTGTTCAAAACATGAACCAAGCCATCGCGAACCTGCAAAGCGGTTACCAGTCGATCAACGAACTGGCACAACGTCCTCAACAAGGCGGCGTGATCCCACCGGAGATTGCAGCCGCTGCGGCCACCGAAGAAACACCAGCGGAAGACACCTCGGCCGAGTACGATGCGGTTCAAGCCGAACACGATGCAGTGGTGAAACAGCAAAGTGAAGACGAAACGTCGGCTGATCTGGACCAGGCGCAGCACGACGAATCGCAGGCTGCTGAAACGCCGGTTCCTGCCGCAGAAGAAGCGCCAGTGCCTGCAGCTACGGAAGCACCAGCCGCGCAGTAAAAAGTGCACCATACAGCCTGGTTCTAGCTATCGTAGACCAGGTCTGGCACGCTGTTTTTAACGCTCATTAGCTATGCTACGGGCGCTGGTATAGACGTGCAAAAGGGAGCTAATCCGCAAAGATTAGCTCCCTTTCTTACCTCTGTACTACTTACATTGCCATCGTGCCTTCGACCTGCTCAATGACCTCACGCAGATACGCCGGAGCGTACCCAAACAGCTTTTGGTAGTAAGTGATTTCCTGGTCGGCGTCTGCGCGCGAAATACCGGTAGCCAGAATACGCTTGTGTACGTCGTTAGGAATCTGGATGCCTTGCTCACCTGTAGCAACCACGGTAACGACTTGATCGAAATCAATCACCGTTGCCTGGCGATCCGAAGCTGCCACGACTTTCAGCACTTTCTTGCCAGCGTTCACGCCGACGCAGAAGCCGTAGTCCATGTCGCCCGAAGCCGACGCGAAGGCGACGAATTCACGTTTGGCGACGGAGGCCAGCGCGATGTTGTTCAAACGTGGAACGTTGCCGCGCGGATTGGTTGCCGCCGAAACGAGTTCCGACAGGTCCTCGTTACCGTGACGTGCCAGGTAGGTACCAGAGGCGCCCTTGCGAACTTCCCACAGCGACTTGTCTTTGTCATCCATCATCATGTTGTTCGACATCACCTTGTAGCTGGCTTTCAGTTCCTTTGGCTCGACAACGCGCACTTCTTGGTTTGCACGGATGAAGCCCAATGCAACACCGGCGCGAACGTGCGTGAACGAGTTCTCGATTGGTGTAGCCAGGTTGTCGAGTTGTTCGCTCAACGAAGCCGTTATCGCCTGACGGTCGAATTTGCCTGTGAAGGAAATTACCACTTTAGCGATCTTGTTTGCCATGATCTTGAAGTCGGTGATGGCTACAGTGTTAGGATCAATACCTTTAAAGTCAATCATGTTACACTCCTAGTCTTTGACGCTCTATGGCGGGAGAGTTGAGTAAGCCTCGTAAGTGAGGTCTTAGTAAAATTATTTCTTGCGTATTACGGAGATACGCCATTGCGTTGGATCGCCACCAAGCATTGCTCTGCTAGGATGCGGATCAAAGAAGGGCTTACCGTTCTTGCCCACTATAGCATGATAAGTGCCGTTACCTCTTGGAGACGGACCACTCATTTCGTGGTACAAGTCTGGGTCACCTTCACGCCAGTGATAGATCAGACTTACGTTAGGCAGAAATTCGTAGCCTCTGTTTTCAAGCCAATCATACAGCCTGTTCCAAAAGCCATGAACTTCGTCTGCCAACTGCATGAAGTGAGGGACCTCCGCGATTGGTAGCTCAAGCAGCGATGCTATCACTGCCCGAGCGCAATCACCTTGTATACCCTTTTCACTATCGTGCAGAAACTCTTGATCCTGCGGTATCATTACTGGTCGTCCCAGAAGTCAAACGCGAAGGTGATGGACAGCGAAACCAAACCTGATTCAGCGCCGTTCAGTGCCACCTCAGCTATAACGTCTGGCCACATACCAGTGACACTGCAGGTTTTCGTTACAGCTGGTATGTCGTTGTAAACCACGACCTGTGAGTTGACTTTGTACGCGGAAGCCAGCATACCACTGTTGTTGACCCAGTCGCGCATTGTGTGCCAGCGACGGAACTTCTCGCGCGTTGCCCAATCGCTGGTTTCCAAGAAGGTAGCAGAAATCGAGTGCGAGTAGGTTTTGCGACCAGCGTAGATCAGTTGCACACCATGCAGAGGAACCTCTACGCGGTCGATGGTGGAACCTGGCATATCGGTCGTCTGACATTTGAACGTCAGGTCGCGCGTATCCGAGGACCCCGGAATGGTTGGCAAGAACAGATCGAAGTTCCAAGACTGTGCGGGGTCTTGAATGCTCTGAACGTCTTGCAATGAAGTACGAGCCATATTTTACTCCTTGTTTAGCGGGAGGCCCGAAGACCTCCCTTGGAATTAGCTTGGTTGACCGTTCACTTGTTGCAGCACCTCGGAGAACGAAACGCCTTGTTTCGAGATAACCATCTGCAACTGAATTTCGTGAATTGGAATCACCGGAACGATGACGACCGTTACCACACGAACACCTGAATTCAACTGAGCCGCCGAGTTGTTCGATGAATCGCTGACCACATCGAAGCTAGAAATGCCGCGTGCGTTCTGTATCAATTGCAGGTACTGCGAACACGAGGTAACGATCTGCCGACCGGTGAAATCATCATCGGGTTCTTCCAAGCTATACAGCAGGAAGGAGTAGAGCGAGGTCTTGATGACGTTGATGATACGACGCACCGAAATCCAGCTCAAGGCCGATGGCTGTGCAGCCAAAGTCGTTTGCTCCCACAGCGCGATACCCTGACCGATGAAAGTCCGGGTGTAGTTGACCTGCGCTTGGAACAGTGCCGTCGATTCGCCGTCATCGAAGGTATAGCGCGTCTTCAAGACGTTGACGATACCACGATTCAGACCCGCTATCGAGAAACTTGGATTGGCGACACGGTCCGTGCGGGCGCACAGTGCGGCAGCCCAACCAGAGAACGGTACGAATTGCTGCTTGCCGTTGATCAGGTCGGCTTCCAAAACGTCTGGGTTGAACAGACCGCTGTAAGTCGAGTTCAGGTTCAACTGCAGGTTGCGATAGTTAATCGCTGCCTGGAATTGCTGCGAGTTGGATGGTACGTCCAACATTGCCACCGTATCACCACGACCTTGGGCCAAAGTATCCATTGCCAACTGCACCGTTGGGGTCGCGTGACCACCGTTAATCAACGTGTTGATTTTGTACAGTTGCTTGTTGGCAAAAACGCCGTAAGCAGCTGCCACGTCAAAGGCCGTAGGCGCCGTACCGCTGTCGCCTGACGTCATCAGCGCCGGCAAACTGGAATTGATTTCAGGCACCGTCAACAACGCTGGTGTGTTATTTGTCACCAGCATGTAGTTCGAGTAACCGTTGATGCGACTTTCGAGTTCCGTCGAAGTACCGGTCGAATCGATACCGTCTTGCAGGGTACACAAGAACGATTCGACTGGCGAGTAGACCGAGCGCGTCGTATCGTAAACGTTGACCGTGAACTGCGGGTTCGGTGGCGGCAGATTTGCAGGGCTCGTAATCGGCAGGTGCGTGGTATCTGGCGTGATGGCGCCTGTATCGGTAAACGTGTAGGTACCTTGACCCACAGTCATCAACTCACCTACGGTAGTAGTATCGCGACCGTAAATGACGTAGCCGATTGCCAGTGGAACTGGGTCCCAGGTCAACACATTGGAGTTCGTTACCGAGACACCCGCGATAACGATGACGACCGGCGCGGAGGCAAGTGTTTCGCCTGCCTGACCTAGGGCAGAAACTTGATATTGGTAAGTCGCTGGCGGAAGTACACCTCCGGTAGTGCTGCTACTGCCCAGGAAGTTGGCTGGTGTCTCGATGTTATTCGACACGATTTCCACCGACGTCGTACCAGCGTAAGACCCAGGGCCGTGTATCGGGTAGAACAGCGCGACTGGTGTATCGGATGGTGCTGGCATCAGAACGCTCCAATTAGGCAGCGTAGGATCAGGGATACCGACGGGAGCAGACTCCAACGCAGACACCGTACCGTTAGAGTACAGGGTTACGCCACCATAGACTGCATCGGAATGGACGCCACGGCAAGCCCACAGCGCGTTGCCTTCCTTGAAGTAATCCAGACCACAGTAGACGTCGAACGAGATTTGCGCGTTCGGGTTACCATACTCTGCGATGTAGTCGTCAGCGTTCGTGAAGTATTTCGGGAACGGCGAACCTTGATTGGACACCACCACTTGGCAGGCAACTGACGATGATGCCGAAGTGATAACCTGACTCAGGTTAATTTCTTGGATGCGAACATCCGATCCTTGTTGTTGAAGGATGGTAGACATTTTAGACCTCCTTCACAGTTACGGTATTAGGATGCTTTTGCATCCAACGCGGGTCAACGTCCATGCCGTCCCGCAACGTGGCACGGCTGCGAGCCATGATCTGAACAGAATCGAGTTTGCCATCGCTGTGGCGCACATCAACCTGCTGAGTCGTCCGCGTCAAGTTAATGACTAGCTTCTTCATTGTAGCTCCTCTTAATTGAAGGGAAAGAACTGGGCGCCTACGCCTGCTACCGCCATGTGCATTTCAACCGTGGTTACTACCCCTTGTGTCGCCAACATTTCTTCTGAGGTGTATCCGTGAACAGTGAGCGTTGAGGTGACTAAATACTTACTCTCCGCCTCAACCTTGTTCTCTCCTTGCGGAGTTTGAACCTGCTCGCTTAAAGTCAGCGATATGGGGAACTGTAAGCGCCCGTAGTCCACATTAAATTTAAGCCAGCCTGCTCGTCTTGCGAACAACCAGCGCTTCTGAAATCCCATCACGGAGCCCTGCCCGCCCAAGAACTTATTGGTAACAAATTCGACTTCAAAATCGAAATTCGTCGGCAGCACACGTACAGCTTGCCCTTGATTCTCGTTTACCGATACCATTAAGCCCTTTCGCACCAAGCGATTAGGATTATAGGAATCAGTATTGTGGCTCAAGGTAGTGGGGACCAAAAACATATAAGGGTATACGATATCACGCCCATTGAACATACGCTGCAAGGCCGCTTGCTTATCATTCGCTGGCGTAATGATTGCAGGGCAACCAAAGACTTGTATTGCCCTCAGTACCAGCCCATCAAAGACAAAGTTCTCAATCGGTAGGACTGTATCCATTTTAGCTCCACAAATGGAAAAAGCCGGCCAGCGAAGATGCGCGGCCGGCTTCTGGGACTTACTTGCGTTTGGCTTTGTTCGAGCCTTTGGTCATCGCAGTCAGCGTGGCCGCGAAGGCGTCGTGGTCGAATTCTTCCTCTTCGTCCTCGCCTTCTTCGTCCAGACCGCTCATCACTTCTTCGGTCTCGCCTTCCTCGTCTTCACCACCACCGACCAGGTCTTCCATGTCCTCGTCGGAACCCATGTCGTCTTCTTCCTCATCGGAAGCACGCACAGCTTTCTTGGCGGCGGCGATTCGAGCAGCTTCCATCTTCTGGAACGCCTGCTTGTTACTGGCTTCCAGAACGTGCAGTGCGTAACGCGAATCTGGGGCCGCGATGGCTTTGGCGAACAGTTTTGCTGCCATTGCCATGTTACCTTTGCGACCGGAGGCCAGAGCCAGGGTCACGAAGTCCAGGCTTTTGCTATATTGCTTCATCTTATGCTCCTTAGTGGATGTTTTGAATTCGTACCTGTTCAGTCTTGGTCCAGAACTTGAATACTCTATGAAATTTGCCTTTGATGAGAACGTATATTCTGTAGTCATCAAAGTACCTCATAGCAGCTTCATACTTAGCGCGGTTCTCTATTAAAGCTTCTTCCTTCGTCATCCAGTTATAGTTTGCTAGACCCAATGATGCCAGGTCTTTGACTTCAACCATTGTTCTACCTACAGCAAAATCAGGAGTGTACTTCGCCATGCATTTCTTGATTGGGTTATAGTAAAGAACCTTATACTCGTTTGGTTCATATCTTACTTTATCAAGTGGTACACCGCTATCCTTCAAATACTGCATGAACCTAACTTCAGTTTTCGATCTAACTATAATCGGCTTACCATTGAACTTACCTCTGTACCAAATACCAGTTGGTCTACAAGTTTGACAGCTTCTGATTACCCCGTACGGGGTTGTTACGCATTCGCGGGGAACTCTGTTTATATGCCCACATTTAATATGCTTGACCTTCAAATGACCATCAGCCCTTCGGCCAGATTTATATTCATCTAATAGTTGCATACCTCGAGACAGGGCTATTTTGCAGGCCTCTTCGTGAGAGTAACCAAGTTCCCTACATTCACCACATGGGACTTTTGAACCCTTCAAACAGTCTGGTGAAACACGGAATTTATTCCCACACTTATGCTGGTACACATTCTTTCGCTTTGCACCGACAAAGGTAACACAGGTGTAATCTGTATAACCCAATTCATGTAGTTCTTCCGTATGCGTCTCAGCAGTTCGTTTTATGCGGTAGAATTTGCGCTTGTGAGTACACGAACATACAGGTCCAGCTCTACCTTGTGAGTACCTTACTGTTCTATATAGTCCACAATCATTGCATGCCACAATTAATTCACGCTCACCAAGTATTTTAATGAGCTTGTAGTTCAGTCTGGTTGAATGTTTATCGGCAAACGCCTTAGCACTCATTGGTTTAGGTCCGCTCATTGTTCTATCCAACAATGGTTATAAAGGATGAGGTAGAAAGAACCGGATAGGATTCAGTCAGAGCCGCTAAGCCTTTTCCCTCGAAAACTTACATAGAGAACCGCGCGAAGCGGTTCTAAACTACTGAAAAACCTACGTCACACTCTCAAACCTTTGGCAACCGAACGGCTGTTTGCCACCGAAATCGCGATCTCCTCGTGGATGACCCAGCCCATGCCTGGAATCTTCTCGTTGATGATGTCGGTCGGTTTCGAGTTCAGGCCGCCGCGATCCGAGTAGGCGCCGTGGTTCAGTGCCTCGGAGATAACGAAGAACTCGCCTTGGCTCAGCACCTTGTGTTCTGGGTGACGATAGGCGTCCGACGTGATCGTCATGCCGTACATCACAGCCAGTTCACCGGTCAGCAGCAACTCATGGCGAGCGACTGGATCGACGGCGGTGTAGAACTCGCTGTTACCGACGATGTCCTGATACAGATCGGACGCCATCAGAATGTGTGGTGCTTTCAGGCCCCAGCGAGTGACGTTGGTCTGCACTTGCATCAGGGTGTACGGGGTCAGCTGACCACTGATAATCGACAGGTTGTTGTCGATACCGACGATCTGGTTGACTTGGTTGTACCACAGACGATCTTCTGCGACCATGATTGCTTCGGTCGCCTCGACGTACTTCTCTTGCAGCACATCGCCGGCCGATTGGTTCAGTTCGTTTTGGGTAACGAACGGTCGTGCGACGATGGACAGCTCAGGTGGCGTGTACCATTTGTCGCGAGTGATCTGGCTGTCGATCCGCGTTGGCGAAGTCGACCACACAGCCGTGACGTTTTTGGTACGCAGTGGGAAGCGCGGCACCGTACCTTGATCGACTTGCACACGTGCCAGATACTTGCGCATGAAGCCCTGACGATTGGCCGTGATGAACAGACTGTCGGCCATACGTTCGCCCAGAACGCGGTGAATCTTGGCGTCGTTGAAACCTGCCAACGTCAGTTCACGGCTCGCCTTGACTTCTTGTTGCTCGCGCAACTTGGCTTCGCCGCTGACCAGACCACCGCTCGAAGCTGCGGTCAGGAATTTGATCTGTTGGTTCAGCAGGTCCTTCTTGGACGAAGCGTTAAGCTCGCCGTTGGCACCGACTGCGCGTTCGTTACTGCCCTGGAAACGGTACTCCGAGGCTGCAACGGTTGGGACGCGAGTTGCGCCGATTTTTACTTTCTCGCCCATAATTTTTCTCCGTGATTGATGGTTGATTACGGCAGCTAATTAAGGCGCCGAGAATTCGATGCCCAGATACGGGATATCCGAACCTGGGGCTGCCACGACGTAGCCGTTAATGGCCAGGCCGGTACCCGACTGGTCGGTGATCTGGCCGTTGGCGGCAAGCTTGATTGCCGTCGCTGCGTTCCAGTTCTTCGACGCATCGTATTCCGACGTGTAGATCAGGCCGCGCTTGATCAGGCCGATTTGGCCGATGTATGCACCGCTGTAGCCACCTGGTTGAATGTCGCCGATCAGAGCGCGAGCCTGGACGACGGTCAGTGCGTACTTGTAGGTGACGTTGACTTGATCACCGACGGTCAAGCCGCTGACTTGATTGCCGGTAACGACAGGGCTGGCGACAGCGCTGTTCGAGGTCACGTCGAACACGAACGTCTGACCGGTAACTGGCGTGAATTGCAGCGTCACGATGCCAGTTGCTGGAACGACGAAGGTCTCGATTTTGTTGGCGTAACCCTCAGCGAACGGAGCAGCCGAAGTACCAGCCAGCGAGAAGCCGGCGAAGACATCTGCCGAAGTACCGGTCGATGGCATCACGCCAGCCGATTGAGCGCCTTGAGCGCGGACCAGGGCCAGGCCCTCAGCAGTGATGTACACACCAGGTGCAACCGCTGCCTCAGCCGAGTCCGGGTATTTGGAAAGTGGACCGTAGATCATTGAAACCTCCAATAGTTGAGTTTGCTACATTAAACTACATGCTGTGAATCAGCGTCCCAGAAACAGCGGTTGACTGCCATCCAACTTGGCCGAAGCCGTTACCGACAGCATACCCGGGCGGACCGAGTTACCGATCTGACGTTGACGGGCGACGCCAGCAGTGGCCATCGTCGTCGGCATCACATCGTCGTCTTCACCGAGTTCGTCTGGATCATCGGTGCCGACTGGCAAGCTGTCTTCTTCCGATTCTTCCATATCACCGGAAGTCATATCCAGCGCCTCGACGAAGCCAGCGCGAGTTTCTTTCGGCATGGCCGACAGTTTCGTCGCCAGTTGAATCAGCTCTTTTGCGTAGGCGGGACCTTCGCTTGCAAACACACTGGCCAACAGGCGACGTGGATTGCGGACGCCGGCTTCTACCAGGCGAGCTTCCAGGGCGTCTTGCAGCGGATTCGTCACACCGGCGAAGTACTTGCGATTGATGCCGACAGCGGCGATTGCCATCGATTGATCCATCGTTGCGGCGTTGACTTCGTTGACCTTGCGAACGGCTGCGGTTTGCTTGTGAACCAGTTTCTTCACGCGCGCTTCAACAGCACTCGATTTGTTCATCGCGACCTTCGCCTCGATAAAGCCCATCGAACGCAGGCCTTTGCGTAGGCCCTGTTTGGCGATTTCGGCCGCCGTGACTTCTTGGAACTGGTCGGTCAGGTAGACGTCGGCGCGATCCAGTGCCGTTGCAGCGCGTTCGGTCAGCGTTGCGATGATGCGATTGGAACGGATGACCATCACACGCTTACCCAGCGTAGCAAAGGCCACATTGGTATCGTCGTCAGGCACCTGATCCACGTCCATCAGCGACATCGCTTCGTCACCCATTGCAGCTTCTTCAGGCTCGACAACTTCCTCGCCCTCGTCTTCCGAAATGGATTCTTCGCCTTCGTCGATGTCGTCTTCGGCGTGCTGGCTCAGCGGTGCATCCCAGTCTTCGTCGTCGCCTTCGGCGGTCAGTGGCGTTGGTTTGTTGCTGTTTTCCAGATCAGGTTCCAACGAACTCTGGACCTCTTCTTCGTCCATATCTTCGTCGTCATCCATATCGAAATCGGATGCGTTCTCCAGATAGCCCTTCGCTGGCTCGCCGTCATTCGGCAACGTGCCGATGTTTTGCTGGCAGTCGTCGCCGACCGTAGCCCTCGTTTTCTTGGCTTTCGCGGTAACCGACGAGTGGGTCGAACCACCCGTGTAGTCTTCTGGATCGATCAGCGTGTCGGCGGACATATTGTTTTCGAGGTCTTGGTCGGCCTCGATGATGTCTACGTTACCGCCGTTACCGCCGTGAGTCGAACCCGCCATGGTCTTGTTGCGCGGGACCAGGGGAGTCTTAGCTTTAGCAATAGGCATGTTGCCCTCCTTGTGAATGATTATCTTAAATTACGACCTGCGATTAACCGTGAACTTTCTCTTTCAGGTCGCGCAGTTCCTCACGACGGTCTTCCAGTTGCTTACGCTCCTGGCTCGCGTCTTCTTTGTTTTCTTCCATATCGGCGACATCTTCCTCCAGGTTCATGATTTCTTTCTGGAGGTCAAGGATACGCTGCTTGTCACCGTTATCGTCCTCGAATGCCCGCAACCGGGCAGCTGCTTCGATTTTCATAGCTTGACTAAGCCTTCCATGATGGGTAGCAGTTTCTTTGCAGATTCCATGTAGGCTTCCGCAACGTTCATACAATCCTTCAGGTCCTTCAAACCGTATTTGGCTTCACGTTTGATTTCGGCGACCACGTCTTTAGTAGCACGCATTTTCTTGGAGCTACTGTCCGTATCAATCGAAAGGAAATTGCTTTGCAGTTCGACGCCGCTATCAACCGTTACGTTGACCGACACACTCAGGTAAGGTTCATCGGCCTCATCATCAGGTTCAGACAGAGTGATTGTTACCTCGACTTCCACATCTTTACCCAATTTGGGTTTGAACTCGACGATTTCATCACCCCAGTTGTTCTTGGCCTTCTTGGTATAAGGACCCAAGACCGCCTCAAATTTCTGTAACAGCGCACCCGCGCTGTCGGGACCAGCCGCCATAAGTCTTTTCTTGGCTTCGATTTTCATGGTTACCTCGTAAGTATGTGGTCGCTCAAGGCCGTTGACCAAGCTGGGCTTTCGACCAGTGAGGTCTCAATACCTTGGATACCATGACTGTTTCGGAACGCAATCGAATCAGGTCCCTTGAAGTTCTTGACCACGCGCCAATCAATATCATTGCGTGGATCAAGATGCTGGCAGTATGAGTTCTCGGTCATTGGCTCACCGCAGCAGGAGCAGGTGAAGTTGTCAACCAGTGCACCCATCGAGTAGGTATTGATGTCACCATCCATGACGCGCTGCGCCATTTTCGGGTACTTCTTTTTATCGATACCCAGTAGACCCATAACCTTCCACAGCTTACCTTGTCCGTAGTCACTGACCTTATGCAGCGATGTATCGAAGATGATGCCATAGGCCGCAGTGTGGTCTTCGTTGGCGTGTTCGTAGTGAACAGGGCAACCAGTCCAGGTCTTGTAAGCCATACGGGCGTTTGGCGGCTCCTGAAATCTGGTCAACTCGTTGAGCGGGAACCCGATACCGTTTCGATTCGGGATATCGGAAGGGCAAATAGGCGTCACAACCAGTATGTAATCCTCGATGTTCGGAGAGGTGTGGTACAGCTTTGCAGCGTACGGTAACCAGGTCAGAGCATCGAGATTTACCAGCTCAGGATCGGTGTTCACGTCGGTAACGCGCTCTGATACTTGAGCTGCCGTTATGACGTTGGGTTTTTGCTCGGAGAAGTGACGTTCGCCAGAATGGAGTTCAAACATTATCGCACCCCCATGTAAGCTTCACCAGCTGCCGACCACGTTATCTTGCAGCAGGTAAACAGTACGTCAGCTTTGGTGATTTCTCCGGCAGGCACTGAGAGCGAATTACCCCACAGTACTGAACCCTGCACATTTGGGTCTGGGTCCATCGCCATACCCGGGTTAGAGAGGGTGAACTCAACAGTAATGGGTACAGAAGATTGGAAGAAGATACCAAAGTGCAGATCGTTAAAAATCAGTGCTGACAGTTGAACGATTTTGACATCCCCGGATGCATCAGCACCCCAACCGCTCCAGCCGATACCAACAGGAACGTTGGCAGAGCCGATACCGCTGGGGCTATGACCGAGGTAACCTTTAGCACGATTACCTACAGATTTAACTGCCATGATTAGGCCTCGCTATGCGTGCCCGACACGTCCATGGTCATTGCGGAGGTCTCGGCAGGTGGAGTTTCAGGAGCTTGCTCGGCCGGCGCAGTTTCAGCGACGGGTTCTGCTGCTGGTTCGACAACAACTGGTTCGACAACAGCAGCAGGTGCAGCGGCAGGTTCCGTAGCAGCTTGCGGCTCGACTGGTGCAGCGGCTGGCACAGGAGTTACTGTTTCATGATGACCAGCCAAAGCCGCGATCTTTTTCCAGGTTGCCTCAAAGTGCGCAGGGAACATCAGGATACCGTGCGCGGCATCATGCGCGACACCCAAGGTGAAGTGCGCGAAATCGCGGAATGCGGCAGCATCGGAAGCAGCCCAATGCTCACCTGCGGTGACTACGTGACCAGCTGCTACCATTGCTTTTTTGATGAGTGAGTAGTTCATTTTCAGGTTCCTTTCAACGAAAATATTAAATTGTAGCCAAAGAAAAAGCGACTAGCTTTATGGGCTAGTCGCTTGTGAATTACTTCATATCTTGGTCGTTACGAATCTTGATTTTCTTCAGCTTCTTGAAGTGGGCACTGAGGTCTTTAACGTTGGAGATACCAATACCAGCTGCCTGTATCTCTTTAATTTTTTGACCTGTGTGCGCCAAATCGAGGCCGTAGTAGACCATCGATTCAGCACCCTTTGACCACTTCACTCCCGGGACCGCAACTTTCATCGCACGCAGGGCAGCTGGTTGGCCGCGAGTATGCATGACGATAAATGCCTTGCCATCTTCGATCATTGGGTATGGCTTGATTTCGTTCTTCGCAGTGGATGGCTTAGATTCCAGACGGAAGAAGTTTGTCAGTTGATTCTTGTTGGCAAAATTGAAGGTCTCCTTACCGCTGCTGAGGCCACCGGATTTAATCAGTGCCGCCATATCCCATACTGCGCGGGCTACGTGCATCTTGCGGTACGTTTCATCCAGAGTAAAACCTTTTGCTTCCCACGCAGCAAAAAGTCTCCACAAAGCGGCAGAGGATTTGAACTGAGCCAAAGCGAATTGAGGAACAGGGCGGAAACCCAATGCCTGCAATGCCGATTTAGCCTTGTCATCTTCCACAAAGTACGTGATGCCGAGGAAGCCATTACTGACGTTGAATTCCAGTTCGACATCGATACCGGTTTCGACTACCGTAGGTGTATGCTGTTTCTGCATACGTTCTTTTTCCGCCTTGCGCTCTGCTGCTTTGTTAAGGCGGAACGACGGACCGAGAATACCAGTAGGAGGTTGAACCTTCAGCTTGTCATGTTCAACAAGGCGACCTTTCTTGTCCTTCTTCTGACCAACTTGATCCATGATGGCATCGCGCATCTGCTTACCTGAGGTGTTCTTCTTGGTAATGATGTAGGATGCCGCCATATGAACACGAACCAGATAGCCATTGTCGAGGGCGACGTTGAGTTTCTTCGCATGAAGCATGACGGTTTTGATTACGCCATCGCCAAACTCCGTGTGGACGGCCTGACCTTGCAGCGCAACAGCAGCCTGTTTCTTGAGCTTCTGTTTCTCGGTGAGAGCGCCCTCTTCTGTTTCTTCGTCTTCCGATTCGTCCTCTGCACCGGCATTGTTCTGTGTATCCATGTGAAGGAATTCATCCACACGAACCAAACCGAGTTCACCGCTGTTGAAGATTTCCAAGCCAGGCACATACGGAACCTCTGCCATTATCATCGCGTCTTTTGGATTCGGTGCAATGACCAAAGGATCGAGTTTCAGTTCACCGTGTTTTGCGCGGTACTCAGCGTAGTCGTCGGATTTGACCTGATTGTAGACCTTGTATGCGTGAGCATACGTCGTCAGGTTTTCATTCCAGTCATTCATCGCCATAATCGAATCAACGTTCATAGCAATGACCTTGACGTCTGGCACAGTTTCGTAGGCGACGCTTTCGGTGTTCTCGAATTTGGCGACTGCGATGACCTTGGATATCAGACGGCTGACCTTGGTGATGTCCAACGTGTGGTTGGCAACAATCCAATCATAGTAGATTTTATCCCGACGTTCTGCCTTCTTCAGTTCAGGACGATTGACACGCGAGTTACCTTGTTCCAGTGTACCTGGGTTCCAAACCGTTTCCGTACGAATCAAGCGGCTGACGTGCTGGAAGTTAAGACCCGTATTCATGGAATTCTCAACACCAACCATCCAGCGCATTTTATCGTCTTGCTCAAATGCCCGACCCGCCTCGATTTTATCCGCTGCCTTGTAGAGGATACCCATTGCTCGCATATCGTCGTCGAAGGCTTCGTAAATTTCTTCGGCAGATTCGGTGTAGTTCGTAAAGATCAACACCTTGCCTTCGATACCCTGCTCGATGTGCTTTTTGGTGATGTTGATAATCATGTTCACCTTAGGCGAACGACGATCCACACCTTGCAGCAGTTTGTCACCTAACGGATCGCGTGCGGGTGCAGTAATGTACTGCTCCAACCGTGCCAAGTAGAAGCCCAGCAATGCCTCCAAATCGGCACCTGCATCTTCATCGGCGATATCCTCTTCTTCATTGCCTTCCGCGTCGTCCTCGGTGTCCTCATGCAACTCCTGCTTGGCATTCTTGAAGAACTTCTGCAACGTTTTGTTGGTCTTTGCGTCCTCGCGCATTTTGTCCAAGGCTTCGGTCAAAATAGCTTCGTAGACACGTTGCTGGTTCTCTGTAAGAACAACACCGTGGAACAGTTCCTCCGCTTGAGGAAGCAACGCCGCCCATTCCTTACGCATCGCCTTCGCCACAACAACACGCGATTTGATGGCCTTCATGATGTCGTACTGCGCCTTGGGTTTCCACTCGATGACCCGATCACCCTTAACATTGGAGCCGTAGCGATTGTTGAATTCGCTCTTGGAACCGAACAACGTTGGATCTAGCATCGCAATCTGAATGGCCAGGTCAGACGGGGAATCGTGAGCCATCGTACCGGAGGCCAAACGTTTTTTCGGTATGTCGGCAATCAGCGCCATACATGCGCGGGTACGCTGCGAATCGTTTTTGACGAAATGGCTTTCGTCCAACAATGCATATTGGAAGTTAAACTGGCGCAGGAACTCGATCAGCGGATACACAGTAACCGAGGTCGTACCGTAGCAAACCTGACGTTGTTTCTGGCGCAGCACATCGTAGTCAACAATGACCACAGTATTACGCGGTGCATTGCTAATCATTTTCGACAGACGCTCGTAGCCATTACGGAAGGTCACGTAGGTATTGATTGGTATAGCGTTGATTTTACCACCGGTGAAGAACGTAAGTTCTTTAACGTACTGCGGCACCAGGTGGGACGGGCAAATGATCAGGTACGGATTACTACGATTGGCTTTTATTTCGTAGCAGATGTCGGTAATTGCCAGCGGAGTTTTACCACCACCTGCCTGCACTGGCAGGATAGCAAACGACGGGCTATCTTTCAGCAGATTGCGTACCTTCTTTTGGTGGGGCAGAAGACCTATCGGACGGTCAGGGTCATCCTTAATCATCGGTATCGAAGGGGGTTCCCAACCTGGGGTAACTTCCTGATTGGTTGCCGCAGCGTTAGCAGCAGCTGCCTCGAGGTGCGTCTCAGCATCACCTGCGTACTTCAAGAGAGTCAGCAGGCCCAGTATGCTACTGGCGCCGCTTACCGAATACTTCAGGTTAACTGCATCCATGTTGGCAAGCATTGCTGCGCGTACCTGACCGGCGAATCGAGCTATTGGGCGGAAGATTTCAGGACCCTCTACCGAAATGTCGTCAAGTAGCAGTTCGTCGCCAAGATGCTGGGTGAAGAAGCTGAGTGCCATGTGCCAGTAGTCTTCCAGGTCCATAGGCTTGTTCAGCTTATTGGCGATGATACTATCGACGTGTTCAACTGCCTCCAACTCGTCTGCCTTGAGGCGTATGACAGGTGCCAATCCCATCGCCACACCTACGTTGGAAATCTGTTGAACCTGTTTGAGGCTTAGCGTCAGACGTTTCAGGAGGTTGTGAATGTGCGCTGGTTCAGCTGCCTTGAAGCGACTCAGGTTCTGCACCTTCAGGATACCGTTGGTTTGCGTATAGGCATATTTGTAGTTTACCCAGTCTATCAGGACTGGAATATTGGGCGGCAATTTGTTCTTTGGCGCCTCATTGAGGTCTATCATCGTAGCTGCCTCGTTCATCTTGAGCAACGAGAACGAGCCGTCACCATTGTCGCCGGCCTGCGTGAACAAATCCTCGTAGCGAGAGGTGTTGTCCAACTTCTCTGGCAACCACAACGCGATACCAGTAGGATCGATGGATAGCCCATCTTTGTTGACACGGGCTTGACCTTCTACAACGCGTGGCAGCGTCTTGGCAATCTTGGAAACTGGAAAGGAAGCGAGTGGTGTATCAGTGGAGTAGCCGTACTGACCCGTCACCCATTGTAGCAACAGCGGGTACAGATCGATGTTGCGAATCATCATCCATTCAGTGGTCGTCAACTGTTGGGCGATTGGCTTGTTGATCTTAAAGTCGGCAACGAAGATTGCGAAGCCGCCTTTGTAAAGCAGACGTATGGATACCAGGCAATCTTGAAGTTCGACAGCCATTTTGGCATCGATGCCAATCATCTTGGAAATTGCTTGCTGGCCGGTAAAAACATGAGCAGACAATTGATCGGCCGCCGGCTGCTTACCTTGCTGGAGAGTGTTCGTCAATTCGTTGATCGAACCCGTAGCCATATCGTGTTTTTTGCCATCCGTGAACCACTGAATGAAACGATTGGCGGTCAAGCTTACGTCACCACGCTTCATCGTGTACAAAGGGATGGTGGCCAGGAAATGCGGATCGTCCGCGTCGTTGACCTTTTTAAGCGTGAGGTAGCCGGCGAGACCTTGCTTGGCCATATATTCCGACCACGCACGTATGCCCTTACGATTCTTGCCGAAGCTCGGGTCTTTCACAATCTCTGGGAAGAAGAGACTGAGCCACATGCGGTTAATGAACACAGGTTCCAAGCCTGTGTAGCCTTTGTTGTAGACGGCCAAGAACGATTTCTTCAACTCTTTACGGTCAAGTTGGAGATTCGGTGGCACTATGAGGTTGGTTGTGGCACGCAGCATTTTGAGTGTCCTTTAGTTGAGGGGTATTCGGCATAAAATTGGACCAAACGAATACACCTAGACGTGCAAAGAGCCAGCCCTATATTAGCGACTGGCTCTCTTATTTACTACAATAGGCGTCGGTGATATCCATACGGGCGATTGGACCGTAAAACAGGCATCCAGAGAACATCGAGAGTAAACTTCTCAAGCTCAGCGCGTGAGGGCAAGTGGCGACCCGGCAAGTCAGGGAACTGTCGGCAGGTAATTTCGTAACCTATGTGCCACCGTTGCGTCCCATTAGCTCCCTCATTGTAGACAACCATAGTTACGTTGTCGCTGAGGTGCTTGATATACTTACCGTCATGTTTAATGCGGAAGCCTGGGTATGGCGTCTGCATAAGCCACCGCACGAAGGTGGGGTCCTTGATGTAAACCTGACCGAACACATCGAGTGAAAACCCGATGTTATTCATCTTAACAACCCTTGAGGTCGTTCGTATTTGAACGTGTTTAAGAAACTCACTGTGATTCAGAAACTTCACCACGGCTTTCCGAGCTTCTTTAAGATGATTTACGATCTGGTCATTCGCAGATTGCTTCAGATTGGAGAACGGGTAGATATCACGGTCAGTACAAGTGTTGACGAAATCCTTTATAGCCAGACCCCAGTCAACGTCCGGGTCATTAGTTGGAACCAATCGCCCTATCACCTGATCCCACACAGGTTTACCGTTGATGTTAAAGCTGATGGGGAAAGCTGCTGCCGCAGGGCTCCTCGCCTGATCGATAGCGCTGACACCCAAGCTGGCGAGGAAGGGTCTCATGTTGGGCTCCGGAACGACGGTACACCGTCATCCGTCAGCACGTCTTGCGAATCAGGCGTGGTAACGCCTACACCGATATCATGCACATCGGCACCGTCGTCGTTGGTTTCTTGTTGCGAACCCAAGTCGTCACCGGTCGGATCGCCGTCCGTGAGTGCCACGTCTTCCAGCGGAATGGCATCCTCATCAATATTTGGATCGTAAAGTACATCCTCATCGGCGGCTTCAATCTTGGTTGCCATTGCCTCCGTTGGATCGGTCAGCACGTCGTCATCATCACCGTCGACGACTTCGCCTAGAAGCTCATAAATGTGGGCTTCCAAGGCTTCCTTGTCCATGCCCAATGCACCAGCTAGGGCGTGTACCTGAGCATCGGCGGGTTTCGGATTCAATTGCAGAAAGATGGTAATTAGTTCGGTCAGTTTCTCGTTCATCATTTGCTCCTATAGGATTGCAGGTATTTAATTATCTTTGTCGACCACTTGTCGTACTCAAGCGATGATATGCCGTCTAATTCTTTTATGGCAGCCTCGTGTGCGTTACCACCAAGTTGGACGTCCTTTTCTGCCATTACAAAAGGGCTTGCATCAGGGTATTTCTTACGTGCAGCAGCGATGGTCAGCTTAGCCTCGACGTATTCATGCTGCATTACGTGTACCAGCTCCCACTCTAGTCCGGCTTTCAAGCAAGCATTATAGAAAGAGGTTTGAAAAAGTATGGTTATATGACCAGTAAAATCTACGGTCCAACTGGCTTCCCAATCACCATTAGTACCCTTCAATTTTTCCATTAACTCTAAGCTGGTACGCGGAAATGGTGTGGTCTTATTCTTGATATGAGGTAGGTATGAAGGAACCTGCGCCACTGACCTGTCGTACCATGGTGGCGTCAAGGCGGTCAAGCGTTTCACGGCCTCTATCTTCATCATTTGCTCCCATGGTAAGTCTTTAAATGGTTATTGCCTGGGTGCCGTTGCTCATGGCAGTTATCGCACACCGACATCAAATTCTTTTTTGTAGTTGTACCGCCTTTGGAAAGGG